GGTCATCCTTGAGTTCACCTGTGCTTGCGTTATATACTAACTTGTTTCTATAACGAGTCATAATGTCTTTCATATATGCTTCGGATTTATTCCTTGGCATATTACCAACGTCAATATAGAATATGCGTCTTTCAGGCGCACGAGCAAGACGATAGATGACTAGAGAGTCTTCCATCATTCTTAGTTGGTTGATTGGTTTGAGTGCCTTATGTAAATAAGATACCACTGTTCTTTTTGATGGGTCAAGAAGTCCACTTGTGGTATAGGATACTGAGTCAGGTGATAATCTTACACCCTGATTCATTCCTGCTTTTTCTTGAAAGAGATAGAACTCATTTATTTTATCAACGACCTTTGCACCAGTAGCAGGGTCTTTCTTATACTTGACCTCTTTGACCTTACGAATTTTTGCGGAATCAATCGGCCGAATCTCTTGAATACCGGCTTTCATATTACTTTCATTTACGACCAAATGAAAAACAAGACGACCATCCACATAAAATGAACGGAAAATATCATGACCAAGTTCACTAAATTTCATCATAGAGTAAACGTTATTGAACTCTTCGGTCATTTGTTTTTTGATATTGTTTGCGGCATCGACTTTATCTAAGTTGATTTCACATGCAATACCTTCTGAACCAACAATAGATTCATTCACAATATCTTCTACGGCGGCATCTACTTCAGGATGATGTGATACACCTCTATATTTCATAATGAGTTGTTGATTGTCTTTCGCCTGAGCGCCATCCATATCAACGTATTGTCCATAGTGAGAACCAGACGCAGTTATATATCCTGCACCATCATCATCTGTAGGAGCAACAATTGATTTAAGTTTGGGGTCTTCCTTTACTCTTTCGGAGGCTCGTTTGAGTTCGAAACCAAACAACTTGAAGATACTATTGTCTTGTTCTGCCATTACCTATCCATCTATAAAAAAGAGGTAGGGATTAACCCTACCCCTTTACTTATAATGATATTAACTAGTCGTTGCGGATTCCCAATATTGAACTTGGAACTCAACAGTAAACTCTTCGATTGCGTCATTTGTTTCGTAGTTGACTTCAATCTCAGATACGTTTGTTGGAAAACATCCACGGAAGTTGTATGTTTTCAAAATTGTAGAGTCTTTATCCAATTGTTCAACAACTAGGTCTGCTTGATAATCCACTGGATTAGTCAAACCTGTATTTGCGGAGTGAGAATTGATACCATTCATCCAACGTTCCATAGAATTACGGATAGAAAAATCAGTATCGTTGATGATTGTTACTGTCCACGGTTCGAATGTGCGGTCACCTGCAATCTTCAACTGTCGTCCTCTGAATGGAACTTCGATTGGTGCAATGATTGATGGAGGAAGTTGAGCGGTCTTACACAAGAATGATGTAAGTTCAACATCTCCGCCAGCATAGCCTGGGAAGTTCACAGTTGCTTTGAAGAGATTGGGACGAGCGCCCCCACCTCTAAGTTTTGATTTGAAATCTTCGATTCCTAGAATTGCCATCTGTCAATCCCCCCTTATACTGTGCCAACAACTTCTTCGAAGTCTACACCAGTTCTAACTGCGACAAAGTTAAGTGTCACATAGTTGATAGAACGAGCAGGCTTGATGAAGATGCTTGCAATAAATTCATTGCGGTCAATCACAGCGGCAGTGTTATTCGTTTCGTCACAGATAACACGGAAGTCAGTAATACCTCGTCTTCCCTGAATCTCACGAAGGAATGGTTCAACGATGTTTACGAACTCTGCACGAGTAAACTCGTCATTGAACTCAAACATTACGTTTCGCCCTGCAATTGCAATTGCACGTTCGATACCCAAGAAGAGTCTACGAACATTGATGCGGTCAAACGCACTTGGTCGTGACTCATTAGTTTTATCACCAAAAAGAATAATTCCTTCGCCTGGGATATTTGCGATTGGATTGATACCTGCTTTATACAGCGCATCTCTTTCTGCCTTAGTCGGAGAAACAACGATGTCTGTAATACCAAGATAACGACCTCTACGAGAACCAGCTGGTGAGAAGAAGTTCGCAGCGACTAAATCGGTAGAAGCCATCAAACCAGCGGTGCTTGATGCGGCAGGAATTTTGATAAATTGGTCATTATACTTATCAAATACCTTGAGGTAATTATTATCTTGGAAGAGATACGATGATTTGGTGTATGTGTTATTACATGCTAGAATCGCAGTATTTGTTCCAGTTGTCACTGCGGCTGTGCGTGACGGTGATGCGACCACTACACAATCCTTACGAAGTGATGCGGCAGTTGCAACCAAGTCATTTACAACAGTTGTTGCAGTTGCGTCAGCAATAGACTCAGGTGCAATCAAGAAATCAATCTCGATATTGTCTTTGTCTTCAAACTTATCGAAACCACGAAGAATATCGTCTGTTCCAAGGGTTGAAGAAGAAACACCACCTGCGAGTGACCATGTTGCTTGTGCGACTGAGAATTTAAAATCAGATTTAAAATCTGTGTTTCCAGCCTGTGTTGAAGCAGTGTCCCAATTTGCACCACGGAAATCAGATACAGAAGCAGAGTCTCCTGTGTGCAGGATACCAGCGTTTATCCACTGAGATTGTGTTTTTATAACATCACGATAGTAGTTTGATGTTCCATCTGTTGTCTTTGCGTTAGTCGCAACAGATAAGAATGGGAATGTTTCGAGAACCTCACCAACATTTCCAGTGATTTCACCATCTTGGTCAATAATAGCAACGTGGATTTCATCGTTTTTACCGCCGTGATTTGACACGAATGTTGATGTTCCAGGCGCTGCATCAAAACTTGATTTGTATGCCCATGCATTAAAGTTGGTTGCTCCACCAGCATCACTATCTGAACCACAGATAGCAACTTGAAGTGAGTTACCAAGTTCGCCAGGATACTTAGCAAGAAACGCACCATCAGAACTATCGATAGTGAGTGACTCGAATGCATTTACGTTTTTGATTTGTTGTGCTGTAAGTGAACCAAGTGATGTGTTGTTAGCGAGAGCATTTTTTGCGTCACTATCAACTTCACGGACAACTTGTAGTGTGTTAGAATATCTTAGAAAGAATGCGGCAGAATGAAAGTCTACCGTATTACTGGTTGTAGGCGCAGAAAATTTATTAACCAACTCGGTTTCTGTTGAAACGAGTGTGGTTTCCCCTGCGGCTCCCCAACCAAAGTTGCCTACGAACGCACCTGTAGAAGTCTGGACATTAGGGACTACGCCCGTAAGGTCAATTTCTTTTACAGTTACGGCAGGACTTGCGGAGGGTGTAAAAAGTGCCATAACTTTTCCTTTATATCGTTTTATTTATAATAAGTTTCATAATACGGTAGTTCAATACTTTTATTTATACTTTACCAATCTTCCACACCTATTTTGTAGTTTGAGTAGTTATGCCAACGGCCATTCCATTCATCTTGACTCTCTTCTAACTCAGCATTTTCAATTCCATCATCTATATGTCCGAATGGTGGAACATCGTCATGTATCTCTTGCATTTTTCTTTTAAACATCATTTCTTTAAGATTGATGTCTGTCATATCAGCAAAGAATTGTGTAGATACAAAGTATCCAAACATCACTAGATTCATCATCAGGTCATCATGATTACCATCAGATGCTTGGTATGACTGTCCCTTTGAAGTAAATGTAGATATTTCTAATATAGTTTGTTCATCTACGATTGAAAGTTTTTTGTTTTCTAGAATATCTTTGATACCTGAACATCCTAGTCTTTTAACTTTTCTGTTCATCTCAATACCGATACGGTCTGCCTTTATCGCAGATTCCATATGGATATTATCATACTCCATATCTTGATATAGTCCATTACATACTACCTGTCCAGAATCATTTGACTCTATTACCACATAGGCTTGATTATAGAGGTTTGCATACTTATATATAATATTGGGAAAGAGAATTGGAGAAATAGTATTGTTGCGATAAACGGCAACCTGTTTGAACGGTCTAGTGCCAATATCAATTACCGTAAAGGTAGAATAATCCTGACCTCTTCCTTTTGACACGTCAACAGTCATGATATACTCGTGACTCTTGATAGGTTCTTCATAGACCAATAGGTCGCCACCTTCGAACACTTTTTTAGGTGGTTTTGCACGAAACGATAACAACGTCTCAGCGTTGATTAGAGTATCACCTGTCCCAAAAAAGGTGTTACCAAACTCTTGGTCAAATTGAAGTTGAGATGTGTTTGCAATCGTCTGTGCTTTCCATTTCTCATCACGGCCTGGCACATCCCACCAGTTTACAGTAAATGGAACAAACTCATTTACTTTTTGGACTGACCCTTCCCATATTTTGTGGAAGGTGTTACCAATTCCGTTCGCAGTGCTTGTAATGATGACTTTAGTTTCTCGGCCTGCGGAGATAACTGGGTAGGTCGAGGTGTAGAACTCGTTCGCTCTTTCCACGAATGCAAACTCGTCAAGAAATAGTAAATTAACAGACAGACCACGAATGGAACTACCAGAGGTAGAAGCGGCGATAATCCTAGAATTATTAGAAAACTCAATAGAACCTTTATTGAGAGCTTTACAACCTGGCTGCAGAAAAAATGGAAGATTTTCCAACATAAGAGATATACGAGATAACATCTCTCTAGCAGTTGCTCCCTTGTTTGCCAAGATTGCAACGGTCTTCTCAGTGTGAAAGCATACATACCAAAGTATATATGCGACACTACTAATTGACTTGCCTGACTGACGACATGCCAGAACGATTGAAAACCTATTTTCATTAAAGTGTTTGAACATATCAACTTGATATGGATATAAGTTAAATGGAACAAGTCCATCATCAAGAGATATAACTTTCAGATAGGTCGTTGCAAAATATACAGGGTCATTAGAACACTTAATGTATTCTTTTAACTGTTCTTTTGTATATTGTTGTCGAATCCCATCACGCTTGACATTAGGATTACCGAGGTAATTTTCCTTCTGATTCAGCATCTATCACCATTCCTTTTTCTTCCTGAAGCAACCTTTGCAAATCCGCTGTCGTTCCAACATAAAGATTATTGGTGGTATTACCTATCTGTGTTGGTTCATCATCCTTTCTGTTGATTTCCTTGTTTTTCTTATTCAAGTCCATCAATTTATCATTGATGTCTGCCATGTTTTTCATCATACCTGACAATACTTCAAATGCTCTAGGATGTTCACTCTCACGAGCAACTTCAATCATTAATTCTAAACTCTCTTTACCTTTTTCTAAAAGGTTATAATATGTATCACGAGAGTATTCATAGTCGTTTTTTACGTTATCGGTCAAGGCGCACTATCCAAAAATGTTTCAGTAAATCCATAATCACTATCTGCATTTACTGTGACAGGATTCGGAACTACTTTTATTGTTTCAACATAAACATCACTATCGTTTAATCCTGCATTTTGTAAAAATAAATTACTGCGAACATCACGAATAATTCTGCTTTGACTCAGTGGGCCATGGAATGCAATCTTCATTTCAAAATCAAGAGTATACACAATCGTTCTTCTTTGTTCGATTGCACCTTCATAATCATCTTGCATTCCAACACTTGTGAGTGTAATAGGGACATCCTCAATCAAACTTGGAATATCGGTAAATGGTTTTACTGATATTGTATATTGTGGTGCAAAGAAAGGTAGAATCTGTTCTACAATTTGCAACGCATCATCCTGTGATTTTGCATAGATGTTCAATTGAAAGTTAAGTATGTAAGGTGTAGACGTAAATAGTTTTTCTCTTTTGGTAACTGCTTGGTCTTGAATTGCTTTTGATATTGAGTTTATTTTAGGCAGTTGACGCACCGCATCATAACTCATGCTTGTAATCTCAAATGACATACGAGGTAGTTTGATTGCAACAAGTCGTTCTGCTTCTGCACCCTTATCTGACATTTCTTGAAGACGAGATAGAAAATTTCTTTTGGGTGCATATGACAAAGGCACTTTAACCTGAGACATGACTGACCCATCACTCTTAGTTCTTAGAACATAAAGATTATTGAATAGTGACCCAAATACAGAGACCGCAGTTCTAACTCGTTTATGATAAAAATGTGTTCCAAACATTACGACATATCTCCAAATGGATTACTCTCTGAGAAGTCTAAGAAGTCACTCTCAAAGTCGTCAAAGGTTTTATTCTGAGCATCATTGACAATCTCCTGAAGTTCTACGACACCTGTCGGTGTTGCCTTTGCATTAGACGTATTACCAGTAACAAACTGAGTAGTCGTAGGTTCGTGGAATTTACCATCATTAGCACCCACATGAGCAAGTTGTAGAATTTTATCTGAGTCAGACCAACGAGTGACCTCACCATTGATAGTATAAGCCTCTGTTCCAAGAACTCCACCACCTGTAGCAAATGCCTGTGAAACTGTCTCACCAAGTATATATCCTTGTCCTGAGTCCATTGTGAGACGATACTGATATGAACCATCAAGTTCAATTGAATCAATGTCTTCGATTGATGTGTCAAAGTCTTCGTCATTGTATTCGAACAACTCACACATAAGACGGAATGTCGGAAGGTCTTTTACCTGATAGAATGGTGTCTCGGTCTCAACTTTCATGATTTGAAAAAGAGATTGAGATAGTTCAAGATAGATTAGGTCACCCTCTCTTGGACGAAAGTTTGCTGTGGCCAGATTACTTCCAACTAATTGTGTCCATCTTTTTTTTGCAACAACAAAAGTTGCTTGGTCACGAATCTCAACACCAAACTTAGTGAAGAGGTCTCCTTCACCATCAAATCCATCAGTGTTCTCGATATACATCTCTATCTTATATGCATCTCCAAAACGAGAAGGCACATCATCAAGAAATACTTTATCTTTATTGATTACTTCACGAGGTAGATAGAATACATCTTGGCCATAGAACTTTAGTGCTTCGATGATAATATCTTCGTAGAGTTGTT